CCAGTTGCAACGCCAGCCGAGGCGCTACATACGTCAACCGCAAGACGGCCGCTCGAATCCAAAACCGCAACAACGCAACCAACGCGACGACCAAACCATCCGAAAAAAGAAAAACGGAAACACCGACTTCTTTTTTAGACAAACAGTCCACCCCGAGCCCCTCCTTTAAAATACCCTCAACTAGCCTGAACCAGCCAGAACCAGCCCGAACCAGCGGTGGTTCAGTCATATCTGGCCGTATCGAGCCACGGTTGGTCACGCCTGTTCCACCCGGTAAGAGTTTTGGTCCTGCCCTGACTGCTTGGGCTAAGCGCGTGCTCAATATTGAGCTCATGGAGTGGCAGAAGCGCATTTGCAACGACGCCTTGACTGTGGATGCCGACGGCGATTTCGTATTCCGTGAGGCGTGTATTTCAACGGCACGTCAGAACGGTAAGAGTCTGGTGATGCGTGCGGTTGCTGGGTTTATGGCGACTGAGTATGCGGCCGCTCGGCGTGAGCCTCAGACGATTGTCATTGTTGCTAACCAAAAGCGTCGAAGCATGGCTTTGTTTCGGGATGTCGTCCGCGACCTAGAAAACTTTGATTGCAAGGTTCGTTGGCAGAACGGCGACGAACGGATCAACTTCCCTGACGGCTCATCCATTTCAGTGGTCGCGGCGTCCGCTCATGCTCACGGATTAACAGCGTCAGTTTTGCTGGTAGATGAGGTTTGGGACATTGGACCCGATGTTGTGTTTACGGCTTTGAGGCCGTCGCAGATTGCGGTCAAGAATCCGATGATGATGATGTTCTCAACTGCTGGCGATCAGGGCTCAACAGTCCTTTTGCAACTAAGAGAACAGGGCATTGCGGCCATTGATTCGGGCCAGCCGACTGCGCTTTATTTCGCTGAATGGTCATTGCCACCCGGCATCAGTTTGGAAGATCGGTCATATTGGGGCTGGAGTAATCCCGCGCTCGGGACGACCATCACTGCCAAGGCTTTAGAACTTGCGTTTGACTCTCCGAACCGTCAAGCGTTCATTCGTGGCCACTTAAATTTGTGGGTGGATTCCACCAATTCCTATTTGCCAATCAACCTATGGAACGACCGCAAATCCGACAAACCAACACCACCAACACAGTGGCTCACCATTGACTCAAGCGTAGACGACTCGCGATATGTCGGAGTATCAACGGCTTTTGATGACGGGCGCGTTGTCGTGTCGGTCGCGTTCGTCGTGGAATCAGCCGCGCAAATGTGGGAGGAAGTTGTGCGGATCATGCACGACCAAACCGTCAAACTTGCGGTCACCCCATCGCTAGAAATTCACTGTCCCCCAGATTTGCGACGTCGAATGCAAATCGTCGGATATGCCGAACTGCTCAAATGGACTGCGGCCTGTCGCTCAATGATTATTGAGGATCGCGTCCACCACACTGGCGACATTGCACTGGCCGAACATTTTGCCCGAAGCGTCGCCGTCAAAACGGGCGGGTCCATAGTTCTCAGTTCGCAAAAGTCACCCGGACCGATCGAGTTGGCGCGTTGTGCCGTTTGGGGAATCATGCTTGCGTCTAAACCAGTGCGGTCTAATAAAGCCGCTTTCGCTTTTGGCTGAGGGTACTTAACACGGACCAAAAAGTGTGAGAGACTCGCAAGTGATGGCTCTTTTCGGTAGCAAGAAAGTAAGCGCAACTCCAGCGTTTGCGTCCGCGCCGATACAGGCTGCAGCAGGTTCTGCCGCACAGGTGGGTCAGTTCTATACGTACTCCGTCGGGGCGTCGCAAGAACTGGCCCTCTCTGTTCCCACTGTTGCCCGCTCGATTCAAATGATTGCGTCCATGGTCGGCTGTTTAGAACTGAAGCATTACACGACCCAGTGGACAGGTTCCGAGTACGAGGAAATTTATATTCCGAATGAGCAGTGGATGGATCAGCCCGATCCTAAGGTCACGCGCAACTTCATCTTTTCGCAACTTGTCACGGATCTTATGCTTCACGGTCGCGGATTCTGGTACATCACGAGCCGATCGACTGCCACAGGACGCCCGCTTTCGTTCCAATGGTTACCCGCCGCAATGGTCACAACCATGGATCAAGCAGGTCCGCAATGGTTCGGCCCGTCCGACCAAGTCGAATTCAACGGTTACCCACTTGCAACCGATGACGTCGTGCAGTTCTTGGCACCGACTCAAGGTTTGCTTTATACGGGCAACCGGGCAATCATGACGGCCTTAAAACTTCAGCAAGCCGCCGACCGTTTCGCTGTCAACGAAATTGCCGCTGGTTGGTTGCAACAGACCGACGCCTCCGAACCAATGTCAGCCGAAGATCTTTCCGAACTTGCAGCTGCTTGGCGTAACGCCCGACAAGTTGGTGCCATTGGCGCACTTAACAGCGTCGTGACTTTTAAAGAGTTCTCCAGTGACCCGAACAAATTACAACTGATTGAGTCGCGTCAATTCCAGTCGCTAGAACTGTCTCGAAGCACGGGAATTCCCCCATACTTATTGGGCATCGGCGTGCCCGGTTCATACACATATCAGAACGCGCAACAGGCACGGCAAGATCTTTATTTATTCGGCACCAAACAGTATTTGGATGCCATTGAGCAGACTCTGTCAATGACCCAACTTTTACCGCGTGGACGGTACGTCAAATTTGATGTGTCTGACTATATGTACGAAAACGATTTAGGGAATGTTGAGCGCGAACCCGCTTACGAATCTGGAAACCGCGAGGAAGAATACTCATGATTAGATTGACCGCTCAACAGATCACGCTGGACGCGTCCGCTGATGGTGAACCGTCGCGTCAAATTACTGGCCTTGCCGTTCCGTGGAATGTCAAAGCGCAGTTGTCAGGTGGCGAATCAGTGATTTTCCTTGAGGGCTCACTGCCCGAGGACGGCCCGATGCCAAAACTTTTGGAATATCACGATGACACGCGCGTGATCGGTCGCGTAGTTGAAAGAGTGTCAACTAGCGAGGGCTTATTGTTTGTCGCCAAGTTGAGCGCCACTCGCGCCGCCGATGACGCTCTCGCACTGCTCGCCGACGGCGCGCTAGACAGCGTTTCGGTCGGAGCAATCCCCACCAAGTTCAAACGCCTGTCAGACGGAACCCTAGAGGTCTCTCAAGCCCGATTTGTAGAACTGTCGCTCGTCACTGTGCCAGCGTACGAAGCAGCACAGGTCTACTCAGTCGCCGCCTCATCACCCGATGAAAGCGAACCCGACGAAACCGAAACCCCAACAGAAACAACCCCAACACCATCCGAGGAGGATGAAATGTCAGAATCAACAACCGTTGAAGCCGCAGTTGCGACTCAACCCATTTACGCAACCGCCGTTAAGCGTGACGCAAAACTGCCGACCGCTGTCGAATACTTGAGTGCTGCCATTGCTGGCGGAACTGCTTGGGAACGTATGCACGAAGCATTGCGCGCCGCAGCTCCTGACGTGGTCACCAGCGACACACCCGGTGTGCTCCCAACCCCAATCCTTGGACCTGTTTACAACAACTTCATTGGCCGTCGCCCTGTCGTTGATGCAGTTGGTGCCAAGTCCATGCCCGGTGGAGGCAAGATCTTCATTCGTCCCGAGGTCACGACCCATAGCAGCATTGGTGCAAGCCTTGCCGAAATGAGCAACCAGTCAGGCACTTTCGTGGTGAGTTCAAATCAAGTTACCAAGCAAATTTTCGGTGGCTATGTCAACATCTCCGAAGCCGATCTGGATTGGACCGATCCCGCGATCTTGTCAATCTTGCTTGACGACATGGGCCGTATCTACGCAAACGCAACCGACAACTACGCAGCCGATACTTTGGTTGCAGGCGCAAGCGTTACCCGCAACTTTGTAGCTGCTGATCTTGTTGATCCAAAGTCATGGTCAGAATGGGTAGCAGGATCTGCTGCAACAATCTTGTCATCGTCAAACGGCAACTTGCCAACGCACATTTTTGTATCGCCAGACATTTGGGGAAATCTCCTCGGTCTTACCGATACCGCAGACCGTCCGTTGTTCCCGCAAGTCGGCCCAATGAACGCATACGGCAACCTTGCACCCGGACAGAACAACGGCAACGCTTTTGGTTTGTCAGTTATCGTTGACCGCAACTTCGCCGCCGCGACCCTTATCGCTGGCGACGCGTCTGGTTACGAACTGTTTGAACAGCAAAAAGGCGCAATCTCGTTGGACAACCCTTCTACCTTGAGCCGCACCATTGCATTCCGTGGCTACTTCGCCGCTTTGATGATTGACAACACCAAGTTCGTTAAGGCTGCTTTCGTCTGATAGACGGAACTGAGTAGAGAGACTGCACCATGGCCACATTCAGCGTGACGCACCACCAGCGTCTAGACGATGTTGCTGTGGTGCAGACCCT